AGGAGGAGCTGGAGGAGGCACAAATGGTGGAGCTGGAGGAGCAGGTAACGCTGGTGGGTTTTCACCACCAGAAGGAGCACCAGGAGGTAACAGTTCTGGCAATCCTGATCCCGTTGGTGGCGGTGGCGGAGGCGGAGGCGCTTCGGGAGCCACGGTTAATAACGGAAATGGAGGCAATGGAACATCAACAGACATTACAGGATCATCAGTAACTTATGCTGGAGGCGGCGGTGGTGGATGGTATGCTCACGGATCTGGTTTACCAGGCGGAAGTGGTGGTGGAGGCACAAACCAAGGTACTACAGGCGGAAGCGGATCAAATGGACTTGGTGGTGGCGGATCTGGCGGAGGACCAGGACCTAGTTCACACGGAGGAAACGGTGGATCAGGAAGAATCGTATTTAGATATCCTTCTGAATTTTCTACAACTGTTGCACCAGGAACTAATACAATTACAGACCATCCTGGTGGAGACAAATTAGCAACATTTAACGTGTCAGGAACACTATCGGTAGATTAATATGGCAACTTTTGCAAAAATAAATATTTTAAATGAAGTGGTTAACGTTGTTAAAGTAGGCAATGATGTACCTACTGCTAATGGACCACTAGGTGAAAATGATATGCACGTAGATGGAGAAACATATTGTCAAAATCTATTTGGTGAAGAAGGTATATTTACCTACAAACAATGTTCATTTGGTAATGCATTTAGATTAAGAAATGCTAGTATAGGTGGAACATATGATCCTGTTAAAGATATTTTTCTTCCTCCAAAACCAGAATCTGGAATGATTTTAAATCCAGAAGGAACTGATTGGACATATCCAATTCCTTATCCAACAGAAGTAGGTTATATGGATGGAGAACTTTCTAAAGCATTACCTATTTCATATGATGAATCAATAGGTACATTTAGAACTACTTTAAATGCTACAGGAGAACCACAAAATAGAATTTGGAATAAAGATACATTAATTTGGGAATAGTTGATTAATTAAACTATTTATTATAAATAAAAGAAAGAAATGAATTTAAAATATATTTATTGGTTTTTTAAAAACGCAGTTCCAAAAAAAATATGTGATGATATTGTAAATACAGGTTTATTAAGACAAAAAAGGTTAGGTACAGTAGGCGACATATCACCTGTTAAAAAATTATCTAAGAAAGATAAAAAAAATATGTTAAAAACAAGAAATTCAAGTATTGTTTGGTTAAATGAACAATGGATATATGATGAAATAATGCCATATGTGCATATGGCAAATAAAAATGCAGGATGGAATTTTGATTTTGATTGGAGTGAATCTTGTCAATTTACCGTTTATAAAAAAAATCAATTTTATGATTGGCATTGTGATAGTTGGCACGAACCTTATTCTAATACATCTTTTGAAAATTTTAGAGGTAAAATTAGAAAACTATCTTTAACTTTACAATTAAGTGATCCAGAAGATTATAAAGGAGGAGAATTTATGTTTGACGCATCTACTATAAAACAAAAAAATAATATAATTTATCCAAAAGATATTTTATCAAAAGGAACTATAATAGTTTTTCCTTCTCATATTTTTCATAAAGTTTCTCCTGTTACTAAAGGTACAAGATATTCTTTAGTAAATTGGATTTTGGGAAAACCATTTAAATAATGACACAAATAAATTTTTTTTACTATCCATTATTTTTAGGAAAAATTGATATTAAAAAAATAAAGATAAACAAAAAAACAATAAGACCTACTTGGTTAAGTAGAGTAAACTCAAATTTTTATTCTGAAGATAATAAAATTTTAGATAAAGATACAGGAGAATATTTAATGTTTACCATAGGAGAAACTATGAAAGATTATTTTAAAAGTTTTAAAGTTCAAATAAATTTACTTAATATTTGGGTAAATGTTTATAAACAAAAAGATTTTCAAGATCCACACACACATCCAAAAAGTGATTTTTCTTTTATAATTTACAGTAAAGTCAAAAAATCAGAAACTGTATTTTACAATCCAAGCAAAGCTTTGATTGATGCTACCTATAATGAAAAAACATTTCCAGGAATGGAAACCGTATATAAACCAGAATGTAAACAAGGGGATTTAATTATATTTCCAAGTTTTATGACGCATATGGTTTTACCTTTATCAAATAGTGAAACAATAGCAGGTAATATAAAAATAAATTATGTTAAATAATATTTTAATTGTTGGGGGAGGTTCTGCAGGTTGGATGACAGCATCCACTTTAATAAAAGCATTTCCAGATAAAAACATTACATTAATAGAATCTCCAAATATTCCAACAGTAGGGGTTGGGGAAAGCACCATAGGAGGAATCAGAAACTGGACTAATTTTTTAGAAATAAATGATAAAGATTTTTTATCAAGCACGGACGGAAGTTATAAATTAAGTATTAAGTTTACTGATTTTTATAAAAAAGGAGAGTTTTTTCATTATCCTTTTGGACCAGAAAATATTCAAGGAAATATTGCAGCTAAAAACGATTGGTTTATAAAAAAAGCTTTTTTTCCTGAAACACCTTGTTCTGATTATGCAGATCATATTTTTCCAATTATGTCTTTAGTTAATAAAAATAAAATGTCTTATAATAGAGATAAATTACTTCCTGATTTTGAATTTAATTTAGATACAGCATTTCATTTTGATGCAACTAAATTTGGAATATGGTTAAGAGATAAATATTGTATACCAAGAGGAGTTAAACATATTAAAGAAGATGTTGTTTCTATTGAAACAAACGAAGAAGGTATCAAATCTTTAAATAAAAAATATAAAGCAGATTTGTTTATAGACTGTACTGGGTTTAAAGCGTTGTTAATGGATAAAACTTTAAAAGAACCTTTTGAATCTTATGAAGATTTATTACCTAATAATTCTGCTTGGGCTACTCGTATACCTTATAAAAATAAAGAAAAAGAGTTGGTAGGTTATACAAATTGTACAGCAATAGAAAACGGTTGGGTTTGGAATATTCCTTTATGGTCAAGAATAGGAACAGGTTATGTGTATTCAGATAAATTTGTTAGTGATGAAGAAGCATTAAAACAATTTAAAAAACATTTAGGTAAAAGAGCTCCTAAAGATAAATCTGATTATAAAAACATAAAAATGAGAGTAGGTGTTCATAGAAGATTATGGGTAAAAAATGTTTGTACAATTGGATTATCTGCTGGTTTTATTGAACCGTTAGAAAGTAATGGTTTGTTTTCTGTCCACGAATTTTTAAAATCACTAGTTAGAAATTTAAAAAGAGGTAATGCGTCTCAATGGGATAAAGATAATTTTACATATGAATGTAAAAAAATGTTTAGAGAGTTTGCAGAATTTGTTGCAATGCATTATGCTTTATCACATAGAACTGACACTCCTTATTGGAAAAACAATTTTAACAAAGAATGGTCTAAAAATTTAATTAATTTAAAACCATTTTTATTAAAAGGTATGGTTCACGCTAGTCACGTAAGAATTTATGATTATGCTTTTCACCAAGGAGGTATATCCGCTATAGCAGCAGGAATGAATTGGGATCCTACAGATTTAAATACTATTTTGTTAAACACTCCTTATCCAAAAAAATATGTACTTTCTACTTGGAATAATTTAATATATAATTTAAATAACAAAAAGAAAAGTTGGGATAAAGCCGTAGAAAAAGAAGAAAGTTTATTCTCTTTTTTAAAAAAAGAAATATATGAAAAGTAAGTTTTATAAAGTTATTAAAAAAGTAATTTCAAAAGATCTTGCATCTTTTTGTTATGATTATTTAATAATGAAATCTAAAGTGTTAAAAACTTTTCAAGAAAAAAATTGGATACCACCTACTAATCCCATCCACGGAACCTATAGCGATCCACAAGTTCTAGGCGCTTTTTCTATATACGGTGATCCAGGTATGGAAACTCTATTGGTTAAGGTAAAACCGATAATGGAAAAAACTTTAAAAACAAAATTAATTGAAACATATGCTTACGCTAGAGTTTACTATAAAGGAAATGATTTAAAAAAACACACCGATAGACCTGAATGTAAATTATCTACGACTTTAAATTTAGGTGGGGATCCTTGGCCTATTTACATAGAACCAAATGTAGAAATCAATTTAAAACCAGGAGATATGTTAGTTTATACAGGATGTACATTAACTCATTGGAGAAAACCGTTAGAAGGAGATACTTGTGGTCAAGTATTTTTACATTATAATCCAAAAACAAAAGAACATTTAAAAAATGCATACGATGGACGATTGCATTTAGGTTTACCTTGTGTTAATTAATAAATAGAAGTATGAAATTAGATCCTAAGAATTTAGAAACAAAAAGTTTTTTTGAAACACCGCTTTGGATATTTGAAACGGATGTTAAAGAAATTAATAAATGTGTTGATCCTTATATCGCAAAAGCAAAAAAAAATTCAAAACAACGTAAAATTCCAAAATACGTACAAGGACAATTTAATAATTTCCAAAAAGAAATGTTTTATGACACACCATCATTATTAAACAATGATAAATTTAGACTTTTTAATATGGATATTTTAAGATTAACTTATGATATTTTAGATGAATGTGGTTATGATTTAAAAAATTATAATATAGCTCTTAATGAAATATGGGCTAGAGAATTTGTTCCAAATAAAGCAGCTTCGGTATTTCCTCATTGTCACAAAGACAGTCATTTAACAGGAGTAATTATTTTAAAATCTTCTAAAGATACTTCTAAACCTTTTTTTTATGATCCTAGACAAGGTAAATATATGAAAGATTTACCTGAAAAAGAAAAAGGAAAATTTTCTTTAGCTTGCGATAAATTTTCTGTAGATGTTAAACCAGGTATGTGTTTAATATTTCCTTCTTTTTTATCACAAAGTTTTGGTTATAGTTTTAGTAAATCTAGTTTTAGATACTTACATTTTGTTTCATCAGCAGTTATTAAAAATTCAAATGAATGATAGATATTTTAAATATAAAAATTTTTTAAAAAAAGATTTATATGACAAAATTTATAACATCAGTAGAAATATTGATTGGCAAAATAAAGTAAGATTAGATGGAAAATACTCAACACATTTAACCCATCAAATCATTAATTCACGAATAACAACACCAAAATTAAAACAACCATATACAGAATTAGTTGAAGTTATATCTAATACTTTAAAAGTTAAAGTGTTTCCTCATAATATGTATTATAATATATATCAACACGGTAACGAATGTGGAATACATACCGATAGAGAAACAAGAAATACTAATTTTACTTTTATATTATATTTAACAGATAAATGGAAAGCAGATTGGCACGGAGCAACAACACTATATAATGATTCAGAAACAGATGTTTTGTTTTCTTCAATACCTTATCCAAATACAGCTTTAATATTTGACTCTAGGATTAAACACGGTGTAACTCCAATTAGTAAACTTTGCTTTACAGATAGAATTATATTAGTATTACAATTAGACATTTTATGACAGAAAAAGAATTAAAAGAAAAAATATTTGAACTTAATGAATTATTGCAAGCAGAAAAAAGTTGCAGAGCAAATGAAAAATTTATGACAGAGACATTAAGAAAACACAATCACGCTTGTGAAGAATATATTTACACTCTTGAAAGAATTAATGAAGAATACTTGGTAAAAATAGCAAGTTTAAAAAGAAAGATAAATTTATTAATAAATGATACACGTAAATAATATTCTTTCAAATAAAGAAAGATTAAAAATTTTAAATTTTGTTAAACCTAGATTAACTGTATTAATAGATAAAAATTTAGAAAAATCATATCCTGGTTTACAAACTTCTACAGATTTACACACAAAAAAAGAAATGCAAAATTTTTTGTTAATTCTTAAAAAGAAACTAGGTTATGATAAAATATTACACTGTTGGGCAAATCATACAGATGGAAGTTACATTAATTGGCATAAACATAATATTGATTCTAAAATAAAACAAGAAGCTATTGTTTATTATCTATTAAATCCAGATGGTCTTGGAACTATGTTTAGAGATATGACGCTACCTAATTATGAAAAAATTTTTTACACTAAAGCCAAACAAAATTCAGCTATCAAGTTTAATGCGTTAGAAGTTCATAGCGTACCAAACAGCGCTAAAAAAATAAATAGAATATCAATTGCCTTAAATGTTATTTAATAAATAGTATGACTACGGTTGTTGATAGGTTTTCTGAATATTTAA